CGCTGTCGCAGTCGCACGCAGGTTCTTCTCGGAGCCGGGGTACTCATCACGCACACGCTTCTCCAGCCAGATGTCTTCGAGTGCATTGGCAAGCGAGCGGAGCAAGACATTGCCGTCCCGTTGGCATTCGGCCAAGAACTTCTTGGCCACCGCAAAGTTGGTGTGCCGCACATGACCAGCTTCGTGGTCAACGTAGCCGCGCATGACGTCAGCTTGCTCGTCAGTCACGTCTGCGTTGTAGTCAATGCTTGGCAGGTAGATGGTGGAGCCGTCAGTCGCGGCCCCATCACCTTGGAATACAACGGTCACGTCTTCCTTGCGTCCGAACACAGCCGATGTACGTTGAACTTCGTGTGAGAATAGTTCGCCTTTCATGTAAACCTCCTTAGACCGAGAACACACGGTTGGTGATGCCAGCCAGCACCGCACGATCCTGAGCGGAGCAACGGTCAAGGATGACCGTCTCGACCGCTTGCTTGGTCGCGAGGTTCTGGTCGGGCATGAGTGCAGTGAACGTGACCAACGCTTGCGAGAGAGCGATGAAGCCACGCGGTGAGATGGGTTGAAGCACCTTGCTGGTGGTGAACGCGTTGAGATGTTCCTCGACGTACTTGCTCACCTTGCGGCGCATGTCAGCCGGAAGCGACGGAACCGCAGACTTGAGCAGTTCCTCACGCTGTGGCTTGTCCATGTATTCGACATGCACCCAGACCTTGAAGCGGTCGAGCAATGCCATCGACTGCGGACGCGCACCCTGATACATGCCGAACTCGTCACCTTGGCCAACGGTGTTGGACGTGGCGAACGCACGGTAGTGAGTGTGCGGTTGCACAATCCGGCCACCGTCTTCGGTGATGACCAAGCCGTTGCCCTCGAACGTGCGTTGCATCACATACGCGACGTCTGGCCTGATGAAGTCCATCTCGTCGTAGCATGCGATGTATGGGCCAGACAGCAGTTGCGGCAGGATGCCGTCCACGAACTTGGATGCGGTGGTGCCGCCATCGTTCGTGAGAACGTCACGACCAATCAAGTCCAAGCGAGTGATCTCGCTGTCGAAGTTGACGCGCCCGAACGGCCAGCACAGACGTGCGGAAACCTGCTCGATAAGTGTCGTCTTGCCTGAGCCAGAGTGTCCATGGAGCCATGCAGGTTGGTTCGTAATCAACGCATACAGGACACGCAGGAGTGACATCGGGCGAAAGACATAGTTGACGTCAACCGTTGGCACATGCGGGTGGATGCCGTCCCACTCCCACACAGGCACGTCAAAGTCGAACGATGAGGCACCCTCACCAGTGATGCCGAACACGTCCTTGGCCTTGCGAAGGACAGGCTTGCCGGATGGGATGGTGCCATCGCCGACAACCTCGGTCGGTGTGTTGACCACAGGCATGGCCACCGCCTTGGCCTTGGCGTCTGCGGCCTGCTTTTGCAAGGCAGACATCTGGTCAATCATGTCCGCAATGGATGGAAGCGAGGCCGATGCAAGCGCAAGATCAATCAGCTTGGCTTGGTCGCCAGACGGCTTGGGTGGAATGCTCACGTCTGCGTCACCCTCTGCGGTCATGCGTCGAGCGTTGAGGTGAAGCACGACATCGCTGGCGGCTTCGGTTGGCTCAGGCGCGATGGCAAAGTCAGAACGAGCGGCGAACAGGCCATCGAGTGGTGCCAGACGTGCGGGGTCGGTGAAATGGTCGCGCATAGCGGCCATGGCTTCTTCACTCTCCCACGAGTGGTTGACCACGAGCGAGTCGTGGATTGCAACGAGGTCTTCGAGTCCGAAGTCCTCGATGTTGGTGGATGCTTTAGCCATGCGTGGTTCCTCCGTGGCTGTGTCAGATGGGTCGATGGGTTGAACACCCGCAGGACGTCCGAAGACGTATCCGCACTTGGCAGACGCGCTTGGTGTACCAGTCCGGTCGGGATGTTTGATTGCATGAAGCACTGCGGATTCGCTGAGACGACCGTCGATGATCGCGCAAAGCGTATCGAGGTCGAGGCAGTCACGAAGGCCCGAAGGTGTCGGACGAGGTGTGACTTGGTTCGGGCCGTCACCCACGAGCGGGGAACCGTCAAAGGCTTCGCGAATGAGTGGTCTCGCCCACATGTCGATGATTGGTGTTGCCAACGCACGCAGAGCCTTTCGGCGTTCGGTGAAGTCGGCGATGCTCAGGGCATCTTGCAATGCTTTAGTCATTGCTTTTTTCTCCTTTCAGGTCATGGTCAAGTTCGGGACAGGTCGGCTGACCTTCCTGTCCATTAAATTCCTTCGGAATAATCCGTCCGCGTGAGACATCAGACACCATAGGGTGTGTATAACCAGAGATACACCGATTAGTCAACACCCTTTGACGTGCTAAACGTATCTGCCGACGTACTGGCGAAGGAATACAGAAACGCCGAAGGCGGGATAGCCTCCGGCGTCGTGCATAGGAACGGCGGGACATCAGTGAATGCTCTTGTCGTCTACGGCCGTGTGTGATTGAGCCACCATGTCGATGATGGTGGTGCAGATCGACACGCGCTTCATCGGGTCGATGTCGTAGATACGCATCAAGCCCCACACTAACGCGCCGAGATCGAGTGACGACAGGGAATCAGGAAGAGCGTCAATCGCGGCTTCAAACGCGATGGTGGTCTCCTCATCGGGTTGGTAGATGGTGATTGTTTCTTGCATGGCTTTCGCCTCCGTAATGATTACAAAACACAGCAAGGCCAGCCGACTTTCGTCGACCAGCCTCACCCCATAAATTCCTTCGGAATAAATCCGTGCGCGTGAGAGTCAGATCGACTTGTCGTAGCGCAGGCCGTCGACCTCGAAGTATTCGTCCACGTCACCGGACGCATCGAGAAATTCGAGACCCTCGTGCGGGTGCATGTACAGCACCGGAGTGCCGTCTTCGTGCATGGCGTATTTGCCGTCATCGCCCACGCAGACGTAGACGACGCCCCAGACTTGCATGCGCCCTACCATGTGCCTGTCCTCTTCTCAGTTGGCAGAAACACGCAGTCGATTGTCTCCCAGGTGCGGTCAGCGTAGTAATCAACCTGACCACATCCTGTGAACCATTCGACCATGACCAAAATCACGAGCGCGTAGAATGCAATGAAGACGAGCAGGCCCAGTATCACGGGCGTGAGGCGTTGCAGAAGCGTAGGCTTCGCGTGGTCGGCAAGAACGTAGATTCTTCTTCGCATGGCTGTATCCTCCTGTGTGAAAGCCAAAAAAAACCCAGCCACGCATGAGCGCGGCTGGGCTGTGTGTGGGGGTGATTACTTCGCGCGGGCGGTGATGACCTGCTGGAAGAACGCGGCAAGAGCCGCTTCGTCAGGCAAATCCACGAGTGCCTGAGCCAGCTTGGCGAGGTCATCGGCCTGAGCCTTCGGCTTCGCGGCGGCAGGCTTGCGCTTGGCAGGAGCCTTGGCCTTTGGTGCCGAAGCATCGGCGGCCTTCACAGCCGCCCATGCTTGCGACTTGGCTTCGCCAGTCGCCGCATATGCGGCCACGCGAAGGCCATCGCCAGAGTCGATGGCTTCGAGCAGACGGCCCCAACGCAGACGCTTGCTCGTCTCCTTGCGAGCGGCGACTTCGTCGCGGATTGTCTTCTTGCCCTTCGCCGACTTGGCGGCGATGTAGGCGGCTGCGAGTTCGGAAGCGGAACGGTTGTTTGTAGTCATGGCTGAAAGCCCTCCATGCGTGCGGGGTGAAACCCTCGCGGCGCGGCACGCGGCGCACCACGAGGCAGGCCGACCGACTGGCCGACCTCTCGCCCCATAAGTTCCTTCGGAACGCGCGCGTGTAGGGACGACCCGCCGAGGGCCATTTCGCTAAGGTCTTGAAAAGACTGCATGTGCGATGCTGAAAGCAGTGTGCAGACGCACGCGAGGGCCAAGCCGAAACGTCTCACGCATGAGAAAGGGTCTCAGTCCCCCTATATGGGGGACTGAAACTCAACAAAATCAACGGCTTGGTGGTTCGTGTGTCGCGCATGTGACCGCAAAGCGGTGTGCGATGGCAGGGGGGGCGGGGGGCTTCCCGCCCGCGCACATTTATATTGTAATAGTCACCTCCCCTACCCGGAGAGTAAGCGGAGCAAATTTTGAAAACGTCCAAAGAAAACAGTCTAACAGGTACGACAAAACGGTGTCGTGTGTGTCAAAAAGAGTACACAACCAAACCAAGCAAGCTCGAACGCAGTGCTTTTTGTTCGATGGAGTGCAGAAAGTCAGAGGCAGAAATCAAAAAAATGAAAACAGCCATAACAAACTTAGGCTCAACGAAACTTACCCCCGCACAATCCGCGCAAATTCGTGGCCAAATAGCAAATTTTGTCAAAGATCAGATCACCGTGGCCAATCAAGTCGTGATGCACGGAAAAGAATGGACGCCGACACAGGCTCGCGTCTTTGGAATGCTCCTAAATAAGGTTGTTCCCGACCTAAACGCCTCATTTGTGCAGCATGAACACCAAGTTAAGAACCTAACCGAGATGTCACGCGAAGAGCTGGAAGCAATCGCCTCCGGGGTACAGACGATCGAGGGGGAGATCATCGAAAATGAAAATTAAGAACCAGAAAGCGGACGCTATTCCGTCTGAACTCACTCTCTCGGAGTTTGCACACGCGATGAAGCAACAAGACTTGTCTGCCGTCCCGCCAGAAAAGCGGAGTCACGCCATATTTGACCACTTCATGTCCGTTATGGCCGACAGCATTCAAGACCCCAAGACGAAATACGAAATAAAGATGAGCCAACGGCTCCGCCGCAAGTTATGAGCAAGCTGACACAGCGCGAAGTCGCGAGATATCTACTCAGTCTTCGCAATGCCAGCGAGTCCTTCTTGGGTTTTGTCAAGCTCATGCAGCCCGAATGGAAGCTCGCTAACTTCCAACTCGAATTGATCGACGCTCTTGACCAGCTAGAGAGAGGCACGCTCGGCACAGACAACCTGCTCATCACAATGCCACCTCGTCACGCTAAATCCACATTTGGCACAGTGTTATTCCCCTCATATTTCATGGCCCGCAACCCACATCGCTACGTTATGTCATGCTCATACAACAGCCAACTGGCCACAGACTTTGGCAGACAAATTCGCTCGATCGTAGAAGACAAGGTTGTCCCTCAAGCATTCCCAGACTTCCATCTTTCCCAAGACAGCCGCGCAGCAGACGTCTGGCGCACGGAAGACGGCGGCGCATACTTCGCTGTCGGCGTGGGCGGGACCACGTCTGGCCGACCAGCCAACCTCTTGCTCGTCGACGACCCCATCAAGTCCCGAGAGGACGCCGAGTCCATGACCCAACGTAACAAAACATGGAACTATTACACCTCCGCGCTGGCCACTCGTTTACAGCCAGAGGCAAACGGCACCAAGCCAAGGCAAATCATTATCCTCACGCGCTGGCACCCAGACGACCTCGCTGGCCGCCTGCAACAAACAGAAGATTGGGCCGAGGGTCGCTGGAAACACATCAACTTTCAAGCCATCAGGCAAGTCCCCAGCGGCAAAATCCGCCGCAACCATTTGCCTGAAGATCACCCACAGTATCTGCCGACATCACAGATCAACTCTGTCTCCAACGCCAAGCGCACGATCAACGAAACAACGGAAGCCCCACTTTGGCCCGAACGCTTTCCTATTGAAGACCTCAAACGCCGCCAACGTCTCAATCCGCGCGAGTTCGCCTCGCTCTACCAGCAGCAGCCGTACATCGAAGGCGGTAACATCATCAAGACAGAGTGGTGGCAACGCTATCCAGCAGACCTTTCACCTGAACGCTTCGCCACGCTCGTCATCGGCGTGGACACCGCCTTCAAGAAAACAGAGACTGCCGACTACAGCGTGGCAGTCGTGGCTGGCATGGACAACAACGGCGACATTTACATCGTCGACATTATGCGCGGCAAGTATGACTTCCCCGAACTCAAGCAACGCCTCATACGCCTCAACAACCGCTGGCGCGGTAAGGGTCTCCGTGCCATGTACATCGAAGACAAGGCGTCTGGCCAATCTCTCTTGCAAGAACTGAAGCGCGAGTCTGGCATTTCAGTCATCCCCTACAAAGTCGTCCACGACAAAGTCGCTCGCGTAAACGCCATCCTTCCCCTGGTAGAAGGTGGGCGAGTTTTTCTGCCAGAAACATCCGAGTGGTTAGACGAGTTCATAGATGAGGCAGTAACCTTCCCCGGAGGCAACCACGACGACCAAGTCGATGCCCTCACTATCGCGGTTGATGTCTTGTCCAGAACATCAATTTCTCCAGACGCATGGAGTTTGCAAGCAGACACAACGCAGTCCCTTAACAACACATCCATCGAGTCGTTCGGTAAGTCTCTCAAGACACGAGTGGACAAAACCATGAGCAGTTGGCGCGGCTGGGGTCTGTAAGGACGACCATCTAAAAGCCAGAAAGTATATTTTTTGTTATGAGTGTAAATGGCCCAAAAACAAGAACCACTATTTCGTCAGGCAGTGGCTACCGCAATGCGGAGTATGTTGCTGGCCCAAACGAGGGTGTTGTTGTTGATCTTTCTGAGTTTGCAGAGCAGCTTATCTCATACGAAGACATCTCACATCTCCTCAACGATGAGCAAGAACGCCGCATTGTGGACTACGTTAAGTCCATGGTCGACATGTCCTACTTTAAAATTCGCAAGAGGTATGACCATTGGAAAGAAGCAGATCGCGCTCACGACGTGTACGTTCCGGCAGGAGCAACGGACTTCCGAGAAAAGGCTGTCATTGCCGACACCCGCGCAATCGCCGACACCGTTCTTACTTACCTGATGGCCGCGCTGTCAGGGCGCAACCCGATGTTTCAGTTGGAGGGTCTGAACCGCAAATCGCGCCAGTCCTCGATGATTCTCGAACGCGTCTTGCACCAGCAAATGCGTCGAACCGCAGGCGAGGCGCGGTTAGCCCAACTCCTCCTCGACAGCATCAGGTACGGTTTCGCCCCCACAAAGGTCGTCTGGGACGCCCAGACTAACCAGAACCGTATGATCAATTTCGACCCACGTCGCTGTTTCCCTGACCCACGGGTTAACTGGGGCGACTGGGACAGCATGCAGTACATCGTTTTCTCTGATTACGTCAGCTACAATAGTCTTGCGTACAGCAACATGTATCCCAAGCTGAAGATGTTTCCTGCGCTACGCCACAAAATCTCTCCCCCTCGTAACGCTTGGAATGCACACCAGTGGCACAGGGAAGAGGGTCGGGGCTTATCCATCGACCCCGCCGCACCACACCAGCGCGAACGCTTCGACCATGCGTACTTTACGCTTGGCGACGCGCGGGTGGTCGATGAAGCGTGGGTGCGACTGAGTGGCCACGAAATCAACATTCCATCTATTGACCAAATTTTCCTCGTCATCACAATCCTTGACGAGAACGTGGTCATCCGCTTTCAACTCAACCCATACGGCAGACAGCTTCCTGCGGTCATCGGCGGCCTCTACCAAGACAGCCACAAGACCTATGGCCAATCACTCTACGATCTAATCCTGCCGATGCACGACATCGCCACCTACCTAATGCGTTCACGCATCGACAACATCAGCGCGGCCCTCAACAACCTCATCTTCGTAGACCCAACTCAAGTCAGCGTCCCAGACCTGATCGACAGAAACCCATGGGGCGTCGTTCGCACTCTGCCCGGTAGCAAGCCGGGTGACGGCGTCTTTATTGCAGAAATACCAGACGTGACACGCGGCCACTTCAGAGATATTAGCGCAATGTCAGAGCTGAAGCAGCGAGTGTCTGCCGCCTCAGACGCGCAGCAAGGAATGCCAACGTCAGACGGCATCCGCACAGCAACGGAAATCCAACGCCTTACGCAGCTTGGATCACAACGACTTGGTGTTCTTGCCCGCGTAATGTCTGCCACCACAATCCGCCCAATGGTCAGGATGATGGTCGCCAACATTCAAGACAGCCTTACGATGGAAGGCTCGATAAAAATCGACGAACGCGAGATGCCCAACCAACTGTCTGGTCTTGTAGAAGACGGCTACCTCGATTACGACGTCCGCAAGGACTTGCAGGGCAACATCGACTATCTGGTCATCGACGGCACCCTGCCGCTCGAACCAACGCGCAATGCTGAAACGTGGATGAGCATGCTCCAGATCATGTCCCAGACGGGCCTCAACATGGAGTACAACGCTGGCCAGATCGCCGAAGAGGCTATCCGCGCCATGGGCATCACTGACCTCGACCGTTTCCGCATATCTAAGGAGCAGATGCAAGCTGAAGGGCCAAGCCCATCTCAGCAGATGCAACTTATGGAAAAGATGCGCGGAGCATCCGTACAACCACAAGAGAATGTCCAGCGTGAAGTTGAGAGGGGCAATCTAATTCCAATGAGTGAGGCACAGCGTAATGGATAAACGTCAGGCACTACGCCAAAACATAGATGGTCGCATCGCTGATTACATTGACGAGGTGGATCGCGTTCAGACTCTTGAGCTTAACTCTGCTAACACACAGCGTCGCAAAAATGTTGAGTCACTTAGGGCCGAAATTGATCGTATGCGGGAGGAGGTTCGCAAGCTGACTATAAAGGTTGAGATGACTCCAGAGATGGACGACAAGTACGCCATCACTAAGGCAAAGTTGATCCAACTTATGAAAGACATGGGATATTACGACTAATGGCTGAGACACGTCCCACTGGCGAACAGATAAGTTTTCGCTCCTCGAAGACAGGCACTCACGTTCTCGACACTTACATGGAGAACGTCGAGCAAGGAACACGCACGCTCCAAAACATGATCGAAGACATCTTCGATACCACTGGCACGTTCCGCAACAGCAACTTCCAGTTTCGTTTCGACGCGTCCACCGACAAAATACAGTTCCGCATCGGCAACTTCGCCAACCCTTCCTCTGGCTGGCAAGACCTCACCACGTTCTTCAACATCACTGGTGCGTTCAGCAACAGCACCACCTACAACAACTTTGACATTGTCACCGTCGCCAACAATGACGTGTACATCGTGCATGGTCTGACAAGCGGCACCACGTTCGCCAGCGAGTCAAACTTCACATCAAGCTCCAACACTGAGAAGATAGTCGACGTGTCTGGCGCACAGGACTGGGCAGTCAAGACGAACGGTATTGTCGACTCCACAGACTACTCATCCAAAGCCTACGCCATTGGCGGCACAGGAGTAGACACAGGATCAGGCTCCGCAAAGGACTGGGCCACCAAAACCAGCGGCACTGTAGGCAACACCAGCGAAAACTCTGCCAAGTACCACGCCACAGCCGCCGCTTCATCTGCCTCAACTGCCACCACACAAGCCAATTTGGCGACCACAAACGGTGCGGCTCAGGTAGCTCTGGCGACTGCCCAAGTCGCGCTGGCAACAACCATAGCCAACAATTCGGCATCAAGTGCCAGCGCATCGTCGACATCAGCAACAAATAGCGCAAATTCTGCGTCTGCGGCCTCGACTTCAGAGACAAATGCCGCCGCGTCTGCGGCCACAGCAACCACCCAAGCTAGCCTAGCAACCAGCAATGGTGCCGCCCAAGTTGCTTTGGCCACGACGCAGGCCAACAATGCGGCGACATCAGCCACGTCTGCGGCGGCATCTCAGGTTGCGGCGGCTTCCAGTGCAGCCGCTGCGGCTACAGCTTTGGATAGCTTTGATGATAGATACCTTGGCGTTAAATTCAGCAATCCAACGCAGGACAATGACGGAAACGCCTTAGTTTCTGGCGCATTATATTTCAACGACAGCGCAAACGAAATGCGGGTGTATGACGGTGCCAACTGGATTGCGGCTGTCACTGCTGGTTCTGCGTCTCTCATCCTGTACGAATACACCGCCACCTCTGGACAGACCACGTTCTCTGGCTCTGACGACAACGCCCTCACGTTGTCCTATATCGTAAACAATATTCAGGTGGTGATGAACGGCGTCATCCTCGACCCATCAGACTACACCGCCAGCAATGGCACCAGCGTTGTGCTGGCGGCTGGTGCAGCTACAGGCGACTTGATAAACATCTACGCCTTCAAGTCATTCACCGTGGCTGACACTGTGTCTGCGTCTGCTGGTGGCACGTTTGCGTCTAA